GATAATAATGAACAACATATTAAAGACCAGGCTAGAGCTTATAAAGATTTAATTTACGAAGTTTCTTTGATATATATCAAAAATGCTATAAAATCTTATAAAGCATCTTTAATTCAAGAATTAACGCAAGGAGATGCTCAAGATTTAGCTAAAATAATCAAAGGTATTTAAATGGCAATTACATCAACACTTACAACCAGTTTTAAAAAAGAACTGCTTACAGCAACACATAATTTTGCTACTAACGGAAATGCTTTTAAACTAGCGTTATATACAAGTTCAGCCACATTAGGCGCAGCTACCACAGCTTTTACTACTACAGGTCAAGCAACTGGAACCAACTACACATCTGGTGGAGCAGCTTTAACAAAAGTCGCGCCTACTAGCGCTGGTACTACTGGCTTTACAGATTTTGCAGATTTAACTTTTGGTACAGCTACAGTTACAGCTAGAGGTTGCATGATTTATAACGATACAAATGGTGATAAATCGGTTGCAACAATCGACTTTGGCGGAGATAAAACTTCTACAGCAGGCGACTTTACTATTGTATTCCCAGCGGCTGCAGCTGGCACAGCGATTATAAGAATCGCCTAGCCTTAAATGGCTAATATAACGGGTTGGGGTCGAGGGACGTGGGGCCAACTCACGTTTGGCGAAGCCCTACCAGTCACACTTACAGCTCCAGGCGCAGGAACATCTGCTCTAGGTACTGTTGCAATTGATGCAGAAGCAAATGTAGTACCAGCATCTTTAGTAGGAACAACTGGCGCACCAGTAGCAGGCGTAAATGGTAAGGCGATTGTAGCCGTCCCTGGAATTGTAGGAACATTAGGCTCTGTATCAGTTGCTGTAGATGGCGAGGCAAATGTAACGCCAACAGGCCAAGCAGGCACTTCAGCTCTTGGAACAGCAACAACAGTTTCAAACAATAATTTATCTGTTACACTTAATGCTGCTACTGGATCTGTTGGTGCTGTCACCACAATTTCAGAAGCAAACGTTTTTCCAACAGGACAAAGCGCCACAGGATCAGTTGGAGCACTTTTGGTATGGTCACGTATTGATGAAAGCCAAAGTCCAAATTATAATACTCCTAATGGGATAGATGTTACTCAAACTCCCAATTGGGAGGAAGTTGCGTAAAGCAGAGGAAAAGAAATGGCAAGTACATATGTAAATGATCTCAGATTAAATGAGATGGCTACTGGTGATGCTAGTGGTACATGGGGAACAAACACAAACGTTAATTTAGAATTAATTGGCGAGGCCATGGGTTATGGAACCGAAGGCATTACAACAAATGCTGACACTCACACTTCAACTATTGCAGATGGTGCAACCGATCCAGTTAGAGCTATGTATGTGGAATATACAGGCACACTAGATTCAGCTTGTACTATTACGATTGCTCCAAACACCATAAACAGAATGCAGTTTATAGAAAATGGTACAAGTGGATCTCAAAATATTATTATTTCTCAAGGTTCTGGAGCTAATATAACTATTCCACCTGGAGATGTTAAAGCAGTTTACCTAGATGGAGCAGGAAGTGGAGCGGCGGTTGTTGATGCTTTTGCTAGTCTTAATGTAGTAGATTTAAAAGTACAAGACGATCTTACAGTTACAGACGATGTAATTATTGGTGGCGATATAGACCTAGAAGGTGCTATTGATGTTAATGGTACAGCTAACCTAGATGTTGTAGATATTGATGGAGCAGTAGATATGGCTTCTACCCTTCAAGTTGATGGTGTAGCTACTTTTACTGGTAGAGATATTCATAGTGGTGGTATTACTATTGCCAATGCAGGACAAATTGGTTCAGTTGGAGATACCGATGCAATCGCCATCGCAAGTGATGGTGTAGTAACCCTTACACAAAAATTAGTAGGTACTGAATTAGATATATCAGGAAATGTAGATGTAGATGGTACATTAGAAACAGATGCTTTATCTATTGCGAGTACCACTGTTACTTCAACAGCAGCAGAATTAAATTTTAGTGATGGAGTAACTTCCAACATACAAACCCAGCTTGATACAAAAGCTACAACAGGTAAAGCTATTGCTATGGCTTTAGTCTTTGGTTAAACTTAGGAGAATATTATGGCAAATCCAAATCTAGTAGCAGTAACTTCGATATACGGAAACAGTATAAACGGAGCTTTAACTACTACAGTAACAACTGATTTATTGACTTGTGCAAGTAACAAATTACTTAAAGTTAATAACATTATTGTTGCTAACATTGATGGCACAAACTCAGCAACAGTAACAATGGGGATCATTAAAAGTGGTGGCTCAGTAGTCTTATTTGCTTCTACCATTGCTGTTCCTGCTGATGCTACTCTTGTCTTAATAGATAAAAACTCAAGTATTTATCTTGAAGAAGGAGACATTTTAGAGGGTGGTGCAAGTGCAAACTCAGATTTAACCTACACCATTAGTTACGAAGAACTAGATGATGCTTAAGGAGGTATTTAATTATGGCTCATTTTGCAGAACTTAATTCAAGCAACGAAGTATTACAAGTAATAGTAATATCCAACGAGGATGTAGATGCCAATGGTGGCGATGAATCAACTCAAGCAGAAACATTTGTAGCTTCTATTGTTCCTTATACAACAGGTGGAGTAGCTTGGAAACAAACCTCATACAACAATAACTTTAGAAAACAATACGCAGGTATTAACTATACTTACGATTCTTCTAAAGATATGTTTATATCAATAAAACCATATCCATCTTGGTCTTTAGATTCTAACGATGATTGGAAAGCACCTGTTACTTATCCTACTGTAACTGAAATTAACTCTGTTGGTGTTGTAATATCTTGGGATGAAGATAATCAAAAATGGTTAGGTCAAACTTTTACAGGTGATGATTATACAACTGTAACCAATTATCAATGGGATGCTACTAATAAGCAATGGAATGAGGTCTAACCATGGCTAGTACAAATGGCGGATATATTGGTATAGATTATAAACCTGAAGCAGGAACTCAAAACGCAGTCATAACTACTTTTAATTCAAGCGGAACTTTAACGACTGCTCCTAAAAGTACATCAGTACAGTATGTAATTGTTGCAGGTGGCGGTGGAGGAGATGCAGCAGCAGCAGGTGCAGGCGGTGGCGGAGCAGGTGGATATCGTTCATCAGTGCCTGGTGAAGCATCAGGTGGCGGAGCTTCAGCCGAATCTTTAAGTCCAGTTTCAGGAGCTACTGGTTATCCAGTTGTTGTAGGAGCAGGAGGAGCAGGAAATACAAGTCCGATAGGAGGAGCAGGACCTGGAGGAGATGTAGGTTCAAATTCAAGTTTTAATGGCGTAGTTTCTACTGGCGGAGGTGGAGCAGGTTTTGTACCCCATCCTGGCACAAGTAAAACAGGTGGCTCAGGTGGCGGTGCTTCGTATTCAACAGGCGGAGGAAGTGGAACTTCAGGTCAAGGTTTTCCAGGTGGTAGTGCTGCACTTAACCGAGGCGGTGGCGGAGGCGGAGGAGCAAGTGAAGCAGGTAAAGGACCACTACCTGGACCACAAAACCCCCCACCCCCTGAACATGGTTGGGATGGCGGAGATGGTGTAGCTTCTTCTATTACTGGCTCATCTGTTACAAGAGCAGGTGGTGGTGGAAGCGTAGGAAGATTCTCAAACAATGGCGTTGTTGGCCAAGGTGGATCAGGAGGTGGTGCAAATGGATCAGACCCAGTTAGTTCACCAAATCCAGGTGGAACTGCTAACTCTGGCGGAGGTGGCGGTGGAACTGATCTTGGTAGTCCACCATTTAGTCCAGTTCCAGGTGGTAGCGGTGGTTCAGGTGTCGTTATTGTTAAAGAACCTGCGGTTAGTTTTACTTCAAATACAGGCGGTGTTTGGGATATGACTGCACTTTACGATTCTGTAAAAGCAGGAAATTGGGTGTAATATGGCTAGATTAATTGGAGCAGCAATAACAACAGCATCACAAGATCAACAAATTACCACATTTAACTCAAGTGGCACACTTACAACGCAACCTTTAACAAATAATATTGAATACTTAGTTGTAGCTGGAGGCGGTGGTGGTGGTGCTAGGTTTGGTGGTGGAGCAGGAGCAGGTGGTTATAAAACAGCAGCCTCTGGACCAACAGGCAGTTCAGTTTCAGGCAACTCTCCTTATCCAGTAACAATAGGAGCAGGTGGTGCAGGTGGTGCTGCAACTGGTGGTCCAGGTACAGGAGGAGCTACTACAGGAACAAATGGAAGTAATTCAGTTTTAGGTGTACCAAGCTCAATTACCTCTACAGGTGGCGGTGGTGGTGGAGCTGGAGATGGTCTAGATGGCAGTGCTGGAGGCTCTGGTGGTGGGGGTGCAGGTAGATTTGAAAGCGATGGTGGTTCAGCATCTCCATCAGGACAAGGTAACGCAGGTGGTAATGCTAGTGGTACTCCTCTTGGTGGAGATAATTTTAGAGGAGCTGGAGGCGGTGGTGCAGGTGCAGCAGGAAGTGTCTCAACAGGCACAGACAATACAGCTAATGGAGCAGGTGGCGTAGGTTTAGCCAATTCAATTACAGGCTCATCAGTTTTCTACGCAGGTGGAGGCGGTGGAGCAGCAGGAGCTTACCCACAAACCAACAACTCAGCAGGTGGCAATGGTGGAGGCGGAGATGGAATGTGTACTACTGGCGGTGGTGCTGCTGGAACTGCTAACAAAGGTGGCGGTGGAGGCGGTGGAGCTTTACATAACCCAACTGGAGGTAACAAAGCAGGTTACTCAGGTGGTTCAGGAGTTGTTATTGTTAAAGAACCAGCACTCTTTATAGCATCTACTGTTTGGGATTTAAGACAAGTATATAGACAAGTTAAAGCTGACGATTGGGTATAAGTATCTTTATAGATAGCATTTAGCTATACTAATCTCTCAAGATAGTGAGAGAAGATGAAACATATTTACTTTTTATGTGGTTTGCCTAGATGTGGAAACACCTTGCTTGCATCTATATTAAATCAAAACCCAAACATAAGTGTTACTGCTAATTCTATTACAGCAGATATTTTATATGGTCTTGAACAACTTAAAGAAACAACAAGTTTTAAAAACTTTCCTGACCATCAATCGTTAGATAATTTAATAGAAGGTTCTTTAGAACTATATTTTAAAGATTATGAAAGCGACTATATTATTGATAGAAGTCCTTGGGGAACACCTAAAAATATAGAACTTATAAAAAAATATATTACCCCAAATCCAAAATTTATTATTTTAGAAAGACCTTTTATAGAAATACTAGGCTCTCTTGCTAGAGTAAAAAATTGGAGTAAAAAAGATTTAGAAGATTCTTGTTTTTATGAAATGACTGAAGGCATGACTGCTGTTCATTCTTATGCTATATATAACATTATTAAAAGTGATAGTGATTACATAAAAATTAATTATGAAGATTTAACAATAAATCCTGAAAAAAATATAAAACGCATTTATAAATTTTTAAATATTCCAACCTATGAACATAGGTATGTTGATTTAGAACAATTTTCTATAAACAATATCAAATATGATGATAGTATTTTGGATGGGGTGTATCATAATGTTAAAGAAGATAAAATAGAAAAAAAGAATTATGATTTGAATATGTATTTAAGTGAATCAATCATAAATAACTATAAAAATATGTCTTTAGAAAAATGGGTAAATGAATTTTTAATAGAGAGAGGTTATTTTGAATCTTAAATGGTATTACTGGTACTTTCAATCAGTTATTCCTGAAAGAATATGTGACGATATTGTTCGTTATGGTAAAGAACAAAATAAAGAAATGGCTCTTACAGGTGACGCTGATAAAGATAATTTAACTAAAGAAAATATTAAAAACATTCAAAAGAAACGCAAGTCAGATATTGTATGGATGTATGACAGGTGGATATACAAAGAAATACAACCTTACATCCATGAGGCAAATGCAAGTGCTGAATGGAATTTTGAATGGGATTACAGTGAGTCTTGTCAATTTACCGAATATAAAAAAGGTCAATTTTATGACTGGCATTGCGACTCACAAATAGAACTTTATGACCATCCTGAAAATAGAAATTCACATGGTAAGTTAAGAAAACTTAGCATGACTTTATCTTTAACTGATCCTGATGAATATGAAGGCGGTGATTTAGAGTTTGATTTTAGAAATCAAGATGAACAATCGCAACCAAGAGTTTGCACAGAAATTAGACCAAAGGGTAGTTTGGTTGTTTTCCCCTCTTTTGTTTGGCATAGAGTCAAACCAGTAACCAAAGGAATACGACACTCCTTAGTGTGTTGGAATTTAGGATACCCATTTAAATGAGCTTTAAGAAAAATAAATACCAAGTAATTAAAAACGCTATATCAACAGAGTTAGCAGACTTTTGTTATCAATATTTTTGCAATAAAAGAACCGTAGCAAGGCACTTGTTTGATGACAGATACATTTCACAATTTACAGATTATTTTGGCGTTTGGAATGATGTGCAAATACCTGAAACCTATTCGCATTACGCTGATATAGTTATGGAAACTTTATTACAAAAAGTTAAACCTATCATGGAAAAAAAATCAGGCGTTAAGCTAACTGAAACTTATTCGTATGCAAGAATCTATAAAAAAGGTGATGAGCTAAAAAGACACAAAGATAGAGACTCATGTGAAATATCAACCACTATGTTTTTAGGTGGAGAAGATTGGTCAATATTTTTAGAGCCATCAGGCGAAAGAGGCGAAAAAGGCATAGAGATTAAATTAGAAAAAGGCGATATGCTCATGTATCGTGGTTGTGATTTAGAGCATTGGAGAGAACCATTTAAAGGTAAAGATTGTGGGCAAGTGTTCCTACATTATAATGATGCCAGTGGCCCAAAAGCAAAATTTAATAAATTTGATGGCAGACCCATGATAGGTTTGCCTGGATATTATCAATCAAAAAGTTAAAGGTATATGCACATAAAAATTCCAAACTTCTTATCAAAAGAAGAGTGCAAGTTAATTAAAAAAATTTTATTAGAAAAAGAACAAGAAATACTTTCTTTGCCTGTATATGATGAATTTTTTTCAGGCACGACTGATAGGCATCAACATTATAACTTTTTAAATTTTTGTCCTGAAATAGACATAACAAGTAAAATTTTTAATTTACCGATTATGCAAGATGAAGATGAATTTTGGATTCAATGTTGGGTTAATATTCTTCACAAAGGCGAAGGCATACCCATGCACAATCATGGTCATCCTGAAAATATTTTTTATTCTTGTAATATATTTATTTCAGGTCCAAATGATTGTTTTACTTTTTATGATGATGTAGGTCATGTATCTAACAGGGTGGGTGAACTACATTTAATTGATTGTCACCTTTTTCATGGTGTAAAAGAGAACATAAACGACCAACCAAGGCTGTCTATTGCTTGTGATATACACTTTAGTGACCCAAAAGACTTTGAAAACTATAAACAAAGAATCGTTCACGCTAAAAGAAATTAGTATATAATTTTAAAAAACCGAGGAAAATAATATGGACATATTAATACCACTAGCAATAATTACAACAGTAGTTCTTTTTTCAATAAAGAAATTCAAACCTCAAGTTTGGAAGAAAATTGTAACTAAGTTTAAAAAGTAACATGCGCTGGGAATGAAAAATAATTCATTCAACGAAGCATTTGCTTGGCTTTTTCTTGTAGGCAGCATAATTGCAATTACTTTATTTTCAGTTTTAGCAAATGCAGAAAATCAAACTGGCACTTGTACAGCAGGTACTCAGTATTGTGAAAACAGCGTCTTAGATACTCAAAATACTACGACTACAACCAATACCAATACTAATACCAATACGAATAATAATACCAATAATAATACCAATACTAACGCCAATACTAATATTAACACCAGTACGAATGCCAATACCAACGTTAATACAAATCAAAATACTAACGTTTCAACTAATTCTAACAACAACGTTAATACTTCAACGGCTACAAGCAATAACACCAATAGCAATAACAACGTTAATACATCTACGTCAAACTCTACCGTAAACTCAACGGTCAACCAAAATGTCAATAATTCAAGCACTTCGAATAATACTAACGTCAACACTTCGAATAATACAAATGTCAATACTTCAAAATCGGATTCAAATGTTACAACTAACAACAAAAATGTTAATCAAAATAACAACAAATCTGATAATACGAATAGGAACATTAACGAATCGAATTCGACTCAAACTATAAATCAAAACGTAAAAAGCGAAGCTCCTCCAGCTTCTGCTATCGCCCCATCTATAATGTCTTATTCACAAGATTTATGTACTGTAGGGAGATCCGCAGCTTTTCAAGGACAGATATTTGGTTTCTCAGGCGGTAAAACAATTACAGATCAAAACTGCGAAAGGCTTAAACTCTCAAAATATCTCTACGATACTGGGATGAAAGTGGCCTCAGTATCTATTCTTTGCCAGGACGAAAGAGTATTTAAAGCTATGGAGATGGCTGGTACGCCTTGCCCATATAAAGGCAAGATAGGCAAAGAAGCTACGTTAGCTTGGGCTGATAATAAATCAAAAAGACCAGACGCAAAAGAACAAGAAGAACTGTTTATTAAACAATGCACATACGATTCAAACCCTAAAAGAGAGAAAATAAATAAAGATGTTGTGGGTGCAGTTAAAGTTATTTATACAAGAAAAACTAAAACTAATAAACAATGCAAAAAAGAATTTTATGCTACGCAATAGCGTGCCTGTTTAGTCTCGATGTATTAAGTCAATACATTTATGAGGATAACCAGTCTTTAATTGATCTAACCAACCAATCTGGTACTACCAGTTTAAACTCAGGAGACGATCAAGTTTCCGCAACTTTCAATCTTGGTTTTACTTTTGACTTTTATGGCGAAGCCTTTACCCAAGGGCGAATAGCCACAAACGGTTGCCTTCACTTTAAAACAACAGGCGCTTTCTGTAATGACTTTACTCCTGACCCATTAGCTTCTCAGTATACTTATACCTTACTGCCTTTTTGGACTGATCTCATACGAGACAACGACTCAAGCATGTTAGCTAAAAGTTTTAACGATAAGACAGTATTCGGTTGGTATGACATGAGAGAGTACAACCGAGCATCTGATAATAGTTTTGAGGTTATTTTGTGGACTAACGATACATTTGAGTTTAGATATGGTGCATTAGATATAATTAATCACGATGTTTTAATAGGCGAGGTAGGCAGTGGCAGCAAAGAAATCTATCAATATTATTACCACGATGAATGTAATACAGGTTCAACCAACAGCTCTAGTTGTTATAACTACGATTGGAACAACTCTGATAAAAATACTAATCTAGAAAATGGCGGTTCTTTGTTTGGAGTAGGAACTGGTAATGGTATAGATTGTAGCAATCCTCTAAATGATTCTAGTTGCTCTGGCTATGCTGATGCATATCAAACCCAACAATGCGATATAGATCAATTGTACGCAGAATCATGCCCTTATTACTGGGACGCTTTTGATGATTTTCAATGCAATTTAGATCCTCAATACGGCCCTTTCTGTCCTGGATATAGACAACAAGATTCTGTTGCTTATTTTGACGATGATGCCGACTACGGTTACCAAGAAGAAGACATGTGGTATGACGAAGAATATGACGAATGGTTAGATCCCAATGATCCTTGTTATGAAAATAGGTGCGCTGGATTTACTGACGCAGACTGGTATGAGTTAGATGTAGAACAATTTGGCCAAGAACAAGTTGATGATTGGATGGGTTCAGATATAAGTTTCAGTGATGATGGGATGATAGATTTTGAGACTACACTTATAACGTCTTATGACGATGTAGACGTAATGATGGATGTATGGGATGTAGAACAAGAACAAATGCACCATCACCCAGATGAAATTTTATTAGAAGAATTTTTGTTTCAAGAAAACTTCTTGGTAGAAGATTATAGAGAACCAGAAACATTTATAGAATTTAATAGTATAGAAGAGCTAGAAGAATGGTTTGAAGAGGAAACACATCAAGAAGAAGAAAGAATGGAAGAAGAGATGGCAGAACTAGATGAGCCTGAAGAAGAATTTATAGAAGAGATATTTGAAGAAGAAGCTGTAGAAGAAATCTTTGAGGCCATAGAAGAAAGAATGGCTGAAGCTGAGGTAGAAGAAGAAAGATTGGAAAGAGAAGATGTAGCAGAAGAGTTTGAAGAAACTTTTGAAGAAGAGTTTCAAGTAGTTGAAAGGCAAGAGGCTACAGGTAAGAGCTCTATTAGTAGAGACATAGCCCTTAGAGTTGTTGCTTCTACAATAACAACAGCCAGTCAAAGCGTTAGCGGTACTAACGCTGGCAACTCAGTTCACTCTACAGGCAACAGCATAGCCTCTGGGAATGCTGTAAGTTCCTCATCTAACGCTGGTTTTAGCACCAGTAGCTCTCCAAGTATGTCAGATCAGTTTGCGTCATCTGCAGCTCAAACCAATCAGGTTCTTGATATGAGCAGCGTGTCTGTATCAAACTCTTCGTTTAGCTCTACATCTGTTGAAACAGATACAGTATCAACAGAAACAGTTGTTCTACGTGGAACAGATGAAACAACGCAAGATCAGATGGATACGTCTATTGCTTCTGTAGAAGTTAACTCAGAAACAGACACCACAGTAGAAAACATCATAGCTAAAAACCTACAAACAGCCCAAGATCAAGTAACAGCGCAACAAGAAGAGACTGGAGAATATGGCTCAGAGAATGCAATTATTGCTGTTATGGGGTTCTTGCCAGGCTTTAATAACTATAAGATGGTTTCTATACCTGAAAAAGAATTTTGGTATGAGCCTAAAAGCATTTATACTAATAACACAATATCAGATAACACCCTAGCATTTTATCAACTAGCAGGGCAAAGCATAAATACTTTAACTGAATTGCAAAAATTACAACCAAAATTATAGGAGACTAAAATGAATTGGTTTGAAAACAAAACAACACAAATAATAGCTCTTGTAGGTATTGTTACAACGCTAGCTGGATTTGGCTATCAGGGCGCACAATACGTTAATAGGTTAGATAATCTAGAGGCTCAAATAGGTGGCATAGGTGATACTGAACAAGCGCAGAAACTTATAGAAGAACGCTTTGCATCTATTGAAACATCAGTACAATTTTTAGAAAAACAAATAGACAGTATTGAAGTTCCAGATGTTACAGAAATAAAAACAAATATAGCTACTATTAAGGCAGACTTACAAAGTTTAGATAAAGATATCAAAAAACTAGAAACTGGTAATCCATTAGCGGGGTAAATATGAAATTTGGTTTAATTAAAAATATGGTTGGAGCTTTAGCTCCTACTCTTGGTTCTGCATTAGGTGGGCCATTAGGTGGTCAAGCAGCTTCAGTTATTGCTGGCGTACTTGGATGTCAATCAGATCCCAAGTCTATTAACAAAGCTATACAAGCAGCAACTCCAGAACAAATGTTAGAGCTTAAAAAGGCTGAACAAAATTTTGAGTTACATATGAAAGAACTTGAAGTAGATGTATTTAAGCTAGAAGTTCAAGACAAACAAGATGCTAGAGGCAAGTTTAGTAAAGATTGGACAGCTAGGATTATGGGTATTGCTGTTGTTGGTGGTTTTATGGGTTATATATTCTTAGTGACTTTGCAGCCACCAGAACAAAACTCTGAAGCTCTTATTAACTTAGTCTTAGGTTACTTAGGAGGTTTAGCAAGTGCTGTCATCTCCTTTTACTTTGGCGCTTCAAACACCCCTGATAAAGATGAGTAATAGAAAAACAGCAGGTGACGTTCACGCAGACTTAAAATCTCACGAGGCAAAATGTGAAGAAAGATGGAAGAGCATATTCAAAGAAACAGCAGAGATAAAACAAGAAATGAACGATCTAAACGGAACTCTAAGAGTGGCAATGTTTGGGACTTTTGGTTTTATGGCAACGCTTTTGCTTGCCTCTTTAACAGGAATAGTAGCAATATAATGCATATTTCAGATGAAGGATTTGACCTTATAAAAAAATTTGAAGGTTGTGAATTAGAAGCATACAAATGTGCTGCAGGAGTTTGGACTATTGGTTATGGCCATACTAAAGATGTCCAAGAAGGCGACACTTGGGGCGAAGAAAAAGCAGAATTTATGTTATGGCGCGAGCTTGAAGATGAATATGAGCATTACGTTAATTCTTTAGTGACTGTACCAATGAACCAATGTCAGTTTGATGCTTTGGTTTCTTGGGTTTACAACCTTGGCCCAGCTAATTTAAAAGTTTCTACTTTGTTAAAAAAATTAAATGCAGGTGATTACGAAGATGTTTCAAATCAAATTAAACGCTGGAATAAAGCTACAGTAAATGGCGAGAGAAAAGTTTTGGCTGGGCTTACAAGAAGAAGAGAAGCAGAAGCTTTAATGTTTGAGGGAAAACCTTGGGAACATATATAAAATGGCTTTACAAAAAACAATATTTAAACCAGGGATAAACAGAGAAGGAACAGACTACAGCAATGAAGGGGGATGGTTTGATATTAATCTTGTAAGATTTAGAAAAGGCTTGCCTGAAAAATTTGGAGGTTGGGCAAAACTTACAACCGATACTTTTCTAGGAACATGTAGAGCTTTGCACGCTTGGGTTTCTCTAGGTGGTGATAAATTATTAGGTTTGGGAACAACTTTTAAATACTACGTTCAACAAGGTAATGTTTTTTATGATGTTACGCCAATACGATCAACAGATTTAAACGTCACTACTTTTGCCGCAACAAACGGTAGTGCAATTATTACAGCAACAGATATAGCTCATGGTGCTGTCATCAACGATTTTGTAACTATAAGTAATGCTGTTTCTTTGGGTGGGTTAATAACTGCTGATGTTTTAAATAAAGAACATCAGATAACCTCTATTACTGATAATACATATACTTTTGTTGCTTCTGCTACAGCTAATGGTAGCGATACAGGCAATGGTGGGAGTGCGACCGACGCAGTCTATCAAATAAACGTAGGTCTTGATGTTTACGTTCCATCTACAGGTTGGGGTGCAAATAATTGGGGTGAGGGGACATTTGGATCTTCTACTGCGTTAAATGAAACAGCTCAATTAAGATTATGGTCACATGACCACTTTGGCGAAAACCTTATTATTAATGCTAGAAATGGTGGTATTTATAAGTGGACAGAAAACAACGGCGTAACAACTAGAGCAGTTGAATTATCTGGTATATCTGGAGCCAATCTAGTACCTACCAAGGGTATTCAAGTTATTACCTCAGAGAAAGATCGTCATTTAATTGTATTAGGATGCGACCCTATTGTTGGAAGCGCTAGAACTGGAACAATTGATCCAATGCTAATTGCTTTTTCTGACCAAGAAAACGACTTGCAGTTTGAACCTTTAATTACCAATACAGCAGGATCTTTAAGATTATCGTCTGGCTCTTCTATTATTGGAGCTAACAAGTCTCGTCAAGAAATATTGGTTTGGACAGATACTGCTTTATACAGCATGCAGTTTGTTGGACCGCCATTTACTTTTGCTGTTAACTTAATTAACGAAGGTACAGGTCTAATAGGGCCTAAAGCATCTGTTACAGCTCCAACTGCTGTTTTTTGGATGAGCTATAATAATTTTTACGCTTACAACGGTACAGTTCAATCTTTGCCTTGCAGCGTTCAGAATTACATTTTTTCAGATATTAATTTAATTCAATCTTTTAAAATTAATGCTTTTACAATTAACGATAAAAGTGAAGTGGGTTGGTTCTACTGTTCAGCATCTTCAACAGAAATAGACAGATACGTTATTTATAATTACGCAGATCAAACTTGGATATATGGGTCTTTAAGCAGAACAGCTTGGCTAGATTCTGGTATTGAAAACTATCCACGTGCTGTTAGTAGCGGATATGTTTACCAACAAGAAGTTGGTTTTGACGATGACGGCACGCCGATGACGAATGTGTTTATTGAAAGCTCCGACTTTGATATAGGAGACGGCGAACAATTTAGTTTTATTAGAAGAATTATTCCAGATTTTAAATTTTTATCTAACTCAAGTGGCGGTAAAGTTAATATAGTTGTTAAAACAAGAAACTTTCCAGGAGATTCTTTAACAACAAACTCAACCAATTCTATTAGCTCTACAACGCAACAAGCCAATATTAGAGCAAGAGGGCGTCAAGCCGTTTTAAGGTTTGAGTCTGACGATGACGATACAACAGCAAATACAAGCGTAGGATGGAGATTAGGAGCTACAAGACTAGACGTAAAAACAGACGGTAGAAGATGAGTAAAATCCTTCAGTCTCAACTGCCGTTGGCTTACGGAGAGACGACTTCTGTTGACGTTTTTAATAGACTTGTCAGAATTTTAGAGATAAACTTAGGATCAGTAGACCCTGATAATACTTTACAATTATCAACTACTCAACGTGATCAATTGAACTTTAATATTGGCACGCTAATCTTTAATACTACAACCGAAGTGTTGCAAGTATATAACGGGTATGAGTTCCTAGATTTAGGAATCCCCGCAAATCCTCAAGGATACCAAGCTAAAGCTTTAGTTGGGAATGTATCTGTAACTACAAATGGGGATGTAACAATAAATTTAGGATCATCTTTATATGGCTGGGATATTGAACAATATTACAACTAAGATGCTAAAATAACATATGGAACAAGGTATGCTGAACAACAGACAACAAGAACAACTCCAAGGAATCGCTGCTTTAGGCAGAAATGAAGACACTTATCTAGCTCACGTAGCCCCAGATGAGATGGTCGTACCTGCTCAAGCTTTACGCGATAACCCCCTTTTAAAATTAGCAATCGAGAAAGCTATTTCGAATTACGGGATTGATCCAAATCAATTCTTAGTTGGAAATGGCAGTATGGATCTAAACCCTTTAACGGGTTTACCAGAGTTTGGATTTTTATCCAAGCTTTGGAAAAAAGCTAAAAAAGTAATTAAAAAAGTAGCTCCTGTAGCGATGCTTATTCCTGGCGTTGGTCAGGCTTTAGGTGCTGTAGGCGGATCTCTTTTAGGTAAAGTTGGCTTAGGCAACGTAGCCAGCGGTATTGGCGGTTTAGTTGGTAAAATTCCTGGTCTTGGCGGTGTTGGAAATGCTATTACAGCAGGATCTGGCGGAACAATAGGGAATGCTTTATCGTTTGGAGGAGGAGCAATTAAATCTGGAATAGCCAGTTTAAATCCTTTTACAGAAGGCGGCATGTTTAAAAGACTTCCAGGAGATAAAGGTGCAACACCTCAAATATTAAAAACAATTGGAAATCAATTTGGTTTTGGTGGTAGATCTCAAGCTTTAGAAAACGCTGGATATACTCCGCAACAAATTGCCTCTTTAAAAGCTCAGGGCGACGCTGTTTACAAC